CGACTAGATCTATTAGCAAACTCAGTAGTAATAGGTAGCCACTTATCCTCCCACTTGGGCTGAGGTATAGTAGATAAATTAAAACCCCAGATACCTTCAGGTGTGGCGTTGATATACCAAGGTGTAAGAGATCTAATACCTGCTGCCATAATTAAACCCTGGTACTTACTCTCTTCAATAAGTAGGTCAGGGTAGTGTGTCTTACGGGACTTGAGTTCTATAAACATCTTATGTTCTAAGGATATACAATCCCAGTTATCAAACTCTTCAGACTTCTCTAGATCTGAATAGTAAAACTCTTTAAGATAATCAAGTAGCTCTGGTTCTTTTAACTCTATCCCCAAGGTGTATTGCCACCTAACTTATCCTGTAATCTACGCAGAGCAGATGTGCATCTGCGATCAGCAGTAGATGTAGCACACTCTAAGTACTGGCCTATCTGTTGAAGGGTAAGGTTATCGTGGTATCTCATCTGCAATATAGTCTTATCTTCTTGCTCTAACTTTAGAAAACACTTCTTAATATCTATTAGTATCGCTAGGAGATTGCCACCCTCAGCAGGGGTAGATTGTTTACGAGGTGTGCCATCGTTGATCATCTCTTGCGCTTGCTCTAATACAGTGCCATCAATAACGGATGCAATAACAAATGGTATTAGTTGAGCGATAGTTGCAGTATCGTAGAAGGCTTCATCGCTTATGTGATAGCCAGCCTTAGATGCTTTCTCTCTACGAGCATACCTCTCAGCCACACGCCGCATCTGATAGGCAATGCGCTTCTCATTCTGTTCACGCTTGTTGGGATTCTCTTCGTTTAATAGATCAGTAAACTGTTGACCACGACCTATAGCCCATAGGTAGCACTCTTGTTTAACATCTTCTCTATCAACCCATCCTTTAAACTTACGGACAATAACATTAGCCACACTAGGCACTAAGTCTTTAAAGGTTGGATGTAATTCAGGTGTCATTTCTTTACATACAATTCTTCAATCGTAAGTACCCAAGCCTCAAGTTTCTTCTCAAGGTAATCTAACCTACGTTCTATCTTACGAAACTTAGAGCACTTAGTGAATAGATCTTTAATCTTCCAATAGATTATTCGCAGTCTAATGTTGGCACCTCCGGCCAATTGTTATCCAATACCATCAGTGCGATAGCACTGTAGTTCAATAGATCTAGGAAAGAATCTCTTAACGATTCGTTGTTTGGATTCTTATTGCTATCAACTAAGTTATTTATACGGGCGATCTTGTCCCACATACGCACTCTTAATCCATTGATTGGACCACCAGGTGAGCCAGCTATATTCTTTGGACCGTAATCGTGGTGCTTAGATAGAAGTAAATTACCTGCTGCATCTAGTACTTCCCACATATCAGCAGCAAACTTATTGTCTACAACCTTATCGGCTTTGGTCTTACTTGGATTATCCCAGTTTCGTATTCTATCAAAACCACTTCCAGTCCCAATTCCGTTAACCAGACGGCGAGTTCCGTCAGCTCTGAGTTCTTCATACATTTGGCACTCCAATTACTCGTCTAGTTTCTTCAATTCCCTTAGCTAAGTATAGGTCATTAAGATCTAAACCAGGTGGCAACGACACGATGGTTGAGTTCATTACCTCTGATGCTACTCTTCTAGAAAACTCTGCTCCTGGATTAGAACCATCCTCTTTAATATCATTATCACCAATAATAAATACCTGTCCATAACCTGAAAACATCTTAGTAAAGTGTGGCTTCCAAGCTGCTACTCCAGGTACACCAACTGCTGGTAATCCCAGTACTGATGAAGAGATGATGGTATCCAACTCACCTTCACAGATAGCCACATACTCAGATGAAAGTATTAGATCAGATACATTATAAAGATGACCCTTCTGCCCAGTAGGTGCGCCATACTTAGGCTTGCCATCATCTAATCTTCTGAACTTAAAGCCTACGCATATACCCATTACTGTTAGATAAGGTATAGATAACCAACCCTTGTGATGACTATGCTCCGGTAGGAAATCTCCTACAGTTCCAAGCATATGTGCATCAGCTATCTCCTTAGAGATTCCACGATCTGCGAGAAACTTTATTGCTTCTTCGCTGAGATCCTTGTTGTATTGAGTGGCCGCTTCCAGCGATGATTTCAATTGCACGGGCGAGAGCATCTTTAAACTCCAAATTCTCTTTGATACTGACAATGTTTACTGCGTTGCCACCCTTACCGCAGGTATGACAATACATAAGATTCTCGTAGGTATTTAGTACTGCTGACCTGCGACTATCGTTATGCAAACAACACTTAACTGATACTGCTCTACCTTCTCTTACCTCACCGCCATAATGGGCAATGATCAATCCTATGGGGATTGTATTTGCATCAGTGGAACCCTTGTACCTTCTCTTTTTGTCCACCCTGGACCAGTCTTGTGCTGACAAGAGCAATCTCCTTTACACTTTTTATGTAGAGCCTTAGCTTTCTTATAACTATCTTCAAGGTTCTCTTGCCCTGCAGACCTGCAACTTAAACAGATCATTGCTTCTCTCCTAACCACTGTTGTAGATTTTGTATTACCCAGGCTTGTTCTATTGGAGCGTTCCTGCGCTTAAATAAAACAAAAGATAAAGGCTTATTAATACCACGATGCTTAGCATAGTTCTCTGCTTCAATCTGTGCCTCATTCCAGAATGTCTTTAGATCTAGTGTCTTAGTATTCTTTAGTTCAAAGATGTAGGTTTCTCCAGCAATCATAACTACTAGATCACCTTCATCTTCCTTGCCTGATAAGCGTAAGCGTTCAGCCAGTACACCCATCTTGCGAAACCATTTCATTACATCTATCTCAAAGGCTGCGCCCTTTTGCTTATTGTATTTAGCCGACATTTAGTACCGCATCTCGTCTATACATACGACCCATTGCATCATCATCAGAGATCTGACATACACCATAGTTAACGAACAGAGTTGCGAAGTCTGATCCATCTGCTGTGTGTGGACCAAACCTATTCTTAACAGGTGCAACCCTTAGCATCTTCTCTGCTGGATCATAACCGAGAGTAATGATCAAGCTAGGTAGCTGACTCACCTTACCGTGAATTGCTCTACGGGCAGGTGGCATATTAGGTTTACCGTATTCAGTCTGTTCGCTAACGTGGTGTAGTACTAGAACACAAGCCTCTGTTTGCCTTGCCATATCGTGCAGTTCAACCATTATGGCTCGTAGTCCAGCCCATTCATTGTCGCTTTCGGCAGCAACATTCATTAGGTTATCAATCACAATCAACTCTGGTGCAACTCCGAAGAGTTCAACATAAGCCTTGATCTCTAACTCAATATCATCTAGTGATGGTGATGAATCAAAGACCCACTGTATGTTAGACATCTCTCCGAGAAACCTGTTGTAATAATGACGGTTATTATTTAGGTTAGTTTCCACCAGAGTTTGACCGTGACCTGATAGGTGAGAGGCTGCTCTCATCATCACAGTTGCTGTATCAGTATCGGCTGAGAAAAATAATGTAGGAACATTTGCTTTAATCGCATAGATTAATGCGAACATAGACTTACCAGCGTTTGGTGCAGCAGCCACCATACATACCTGACCTCTGCGAAACTTCATATGCTTTTCAGCAACAGCTTTCCACACATCAGGTAGTGGCTTTGCATTAGTGGTTGACCCACTCCAAGCCCTAGATAAATTAAGCAACTTCCTCTTCCTCTTCCAGTAATACAATCCTTCTTTTCATACGGATTCTTCTACGCTCCGTAGGAGCAAGTCCTCCCCATATGCCGTGAACTTCTTTGGTAATGCCCCACTCAGCACACTCAGCTAAGTGAGGACACTTACCGCAAATACTTTTTACTATTGCTATGTGAGTTTTATCTTCACCTTTGTCCGGATAAAATAACTCTGGTGCAGTTTCTCTACATAGTGGGTTCTCGTAGTTGTAGGGAACCCGCATAAAGCTAACGAACCCAGACGGTTTCGCACTTATCTGCAGCACCCTTAGGTGCAGCACACATCCAGCCTTTCCAAGGACCTTTCTGACCAACGCCAGAACGGAATGACATAGTGCCGTGCTTACAATCAGGAGTATCTCCTGCTGGTGCTGCAACTTGTGTTGCACCCAGTGCAGCCTTGGCATAGGCAACAGATGCTGCTCCACTAGATTGTGGTGTAGCACCAAGTGACTTACCAGTTGATGATACTAGTGTCGCTAGGTCAGCGATAGTAGTTAGTGATGCTTCAAGATCTGCTTGATCTTTTGCATATAGATTTACAAGAGTTCCATCAGCTAACTTATAGTTAACCTGAAACTTTGTTGACTCAGATGCAGCCATTTATTTTCCTCCAGTTTGTTTTATTGTTAAGCGAAGTGACTCAGGTGCTTCCTTCTTAGGTACGAAGCCAAGCAACTTTTCTACCTCTGTTGCATCAACAGTACTCCTACCGGAAACTGTTGTCCAACTTACCTGGATACCACTAGATGTAGTACCAAGTAAACCTTCAAAGCTAGTACGTAAGGAGTCCTTCTCCTTCTCTAGCTCTTTGATCTTGTTGTCTAATTGTAAATAAAGTAATGCGTTCTTATCAACATCTGCATCCGCAATGACCTGTTCGTCAATTGCGATACGTTCTTTTTTTAGACCAACGCATCCCATCTCACCAGACTCATCATAGTATTTACAATAACTCTTACAAAAACTTTGATCACGCTCTGGCTCTGGTGCTTCCGTTGACTCTTTGATAGCAGCCAACCAGTTCAATGCTTCCTCTGCAATAGCTGGATCATATGGTTCAGAATGAACCTTAACATCTCGTTCATCACCATCACGGGCGATGGCTACAAGATTAACATTCCGAGGCTTCCCCTTCCCCGACTTGTCAAGCAAGTAGCCATACACCTGTACTTGCCAGCGCTGTTGTTGCGATGGGAAGTAGGATAGATTCTTAACCTTAACGGTTTTCCAATCTATCACATCTCCAGTTTCAGGTACGAATAAATCTATATGGGCTTTCATACCGTTGTATTCAACCTCAGTTTCAACCCAGTACTTCTCACCTTTAGGATCTGCTACACCGATAGCATCTTCAATAGCAGCGTGGATAGCAGTACCCATAATGGCAGCGAGTTTCATCTCGTTGTCATTGGTTTCAGGTTGATCGTTAAGACGATACCAAACCTTACGCCGACATCCACCTAACTCTGATGGACCAATCTGTGCTTGCTTAGACCTTGCTCTACTAGCATCCTTAGCTCGTAGTACCTCTAATAATAATTCCCTTGGATCAGTGATCATCTGTTAACATCTCCTCTATTGACTCAAGGTTTTCTTCTACGGTTGTTTCTATGTCATCACCAAAATTTTCCATACTATTATTTGTTATAGCCCAAGTTAAATTATCTATAGATTTCAAAACAGAATCAATAAAAACCTGAGGCCAATCATCACCCCTTAATTTTAAAGATTCTATTAATGCAATTAACTTTGTTTCTTCATAATCTGATTTTTTATCAATACTCAAATCCATTAGTCCTCTTTCATACGCTTCATTAAGTGCGAACTGTAATGTCTTCTCCATAATTAAATTCTATCCTGAGTTACAATTTGTACTGGGAGGCCAGTGTTTACATCAAAGCGTGTTGCACAAAGGATTGCTTCCTCAGCGAAATCTTCTGCTAGTTCTAATCCCCAAGGACCAGATGCTCTCTGCTTACAAGCGTATAGATAACCGGTAGCAAACTGACCACCAGAACCTATAGCGTATAGATCTGAATCATTCTGAATGAATGACATATCACAAGCTATGTGAAATAGATTTCCATTAAAAGATATTAGGTAGTCAAAGCCACCTTCTTTCTTATCAACATTAGCCCAGTCATAACCACCATCAGTAAATGCTTTGATGATAGATGGAATTACTTTCCTACCCATATGTTGTACTGGATCATCACTACCTTTAAATGCAGGTGGCTTCCAGTTGTAAGCAAGGATATCTCCTGGTCTAGTATCACCAGTAATTCCTATTAGATACTTACCAACCTCAACTATCTTTGGTGTAGCTGTTGAGATAGTGCGTAAGTTATCTTCAGTTATCTGCGAATCTGCAGCAAGTACTACTACTTCATCGGTTTGTATACCAACGAGTGTTGTCATTACCCCTCCTATGTCTTGAGATAAGTATAGCACGACACGCCACGAAAGGCTTGATGCTTTATACTAGGCAGAGAATGTCGTTACAATACCGAGTGTGAACGAGGTAAAACGGTACAGGCGCTACCCTCAGGTAGCGCAACGGTAACAGTATGCGGCTCCGTCTACCAATCCTGCGTAAAAACAAGGAAGAACTACCTCCAAAATTCGGTACAGATCTAAGGTCCTTAGGACCACTACACGCCTGTCCTTGTGGCTCTAAGGTCTTCTCTATCCTAGCTACCTTTGATAACTTTGAGATCTCTTGGTATATGTTGGATGCAACCTGTGCTAACTGTGGCAACTTGATTGTTGTACCCTGTCCAGTAGATGATCCAAGCAGGGATATTTAGACATAAAAAAAGAAGCCCCCCTGTTTCCAGGGGAGCCTTTGTGTAGCCTCGCAGTAAACTAGATTACTTTAGACCGTATTCTTTCTCAGTCTTATCAGCCCACTTAGCAAGTGGTCCTGCAATAGATCCGACTAGGATCGCATACTCTGGTGCTAGATCTGCAGCCAGTGCTAATCCCATAGTTACTGCTGAAGCTAGTACTGCTCGTAGGTAAGATTTAAATGCAGCCTTACTCTCTTTACTCTTTAACTTCTTTAGTAGGTCTTTCATTTTTTCTCCTGTTTCTTCTTAGGTAATGGTCTAGGAAGTGTGAACTTCTTTGGCACAGAACCCATCCAACTGAACCAGTTGGAATCATCGTTGGCGTATTGTGTCTTAATGGAAATATGTAAATGTTTATTGTGCGGATTACTCCCACTATAAGCCCGTTCTCCATCTGCCTGATTCCAAATTCTGCCTTTGAATATTAGGTACTTAACTCTACGATCATCCTGTAGTTTGGTATAGATCTCTTTGCAATCCACACCATTAGCTGGATCGTGGGTTAAGTCAACTGCTAATCCAGTATTGTGATCTGAGTTAGAATTTTGTTTTAAATGGGCTGCCGATGGTAATAGTCCATCCGACTTCTTGTCCCTCTTCGGCCAAAAGGATGTCGCTTGACGTAGCACTGCTATTGCAGCAGGCGTTGCTCTCTTTGCAACAAGTTTCATCGTTACTCATTTCTTTATTAGTATTTGGTAAAGGCTATCCACTTTATTCTCAAGCCTTTCCAATCTTGCGGTATTAATATCAACCTTATCCCTGATACTTGAGCCACCATTGGGTTTAAGTTCTGATAGAAAGTGTTTAACAAGGTGTCTTACTCCCATTGCTAATGCACTTACTAGAGTTACAACAGATACGGCCAGGCCAGCCCAATCAGTAGGGGACATTCGTTCTCTCCTATACGGTTCTAATAGTTACGATTAGATTGCCACCGTAACCGGAGAACCTTCTATCGCTTGGGGTTTTATTTACAAAGTCCATCTCTTCTATCAGTCCAATGAATGACTCACCAGTTCTGAAATCTTCTACTCTAATGGTATCTCCAAGGTTTTCAATCTGTTCTAACTCTGTCATACGATCATATGCTGATCCTTCATAACCTGTTTCAACTCCGAAGTGATCGCTCTCGTGGTCGTAGCAAACCAATGGGAACTGAATCAAACGTTGACGAGGAATAGCAGGTAGTGACTTGATCTGATATCCAGTAAATAGTGGACCTTTAGATGGGTCAGTCGTTGATCTAGTCAGGGTAAAGTTAAAGCCCATATACTCTTGAGCACCGATTGGGTAGTTGATATTAATCTCAGGTGTAGTACCGCCTTGCGTAAAGGTACCGATACGGAAGAAGTTATCAGAGTTATCAATAGAATCAATATTAAATCCACCATTAGTATTATCCACACGAGCTTGAAGAAGTTTGTAGATTTTAGTTTCTAATGTGTTGTAACGGATGTAACCAGTACGTAAGTATCCTTCTGGTACTAGGTCCGTTATAGATCTAACCCATATTCCATCACCTGGAACAGCAAAGACAACCCTATCGGTAGCACCAAGGAAGTCTGTGGCTACTGGGTTATTAGTTTCACCGCTTGCATAAACATCCCAAGCGTAAGCAAAGATAAGGCTATTAGGAACTGCTGGTTGTGATAGATCAATACGGATTAGACCTGACTCAGTACCTTGTAAGGTTGTTACATAAGCAAATTTATCTTTAAAGGTTACGCTTTTGCACTCTGTATCTATTAGTAATGGTCCGTAGTTAATGTCACCATCGGCAGATACTAGTGCGACTCTTACACCTTTATTAGTACAAAGAACTCCAAAGGTACCAAGATATACATCAAAGGCATTTAGTATTTCACCTTCTGGTAGATCAACAACTACTGTTGGTGCATTAAGTTCTGGGAATCCAAGAGCGTTAGTATTAGTAGTATCTAATGTAATCTTGTATAAAGATGATTGAGATCCAGCATAGCCACCAACATAGAAGGCAGCAGGTCCTTCAGATATGGTTGTCCATATCCAAGATGGATTTGGGTGCCTATAGAGTTCACCAGGTAAAGCGTGACCGTTTGCAGTGGTTGTATTATTTGAATTTAATTCGTAAATATCCCTATTAACTGCAGCTAGCAAACGCTGCTTTGCATATCGCAGTACTACTGTAGTTACTGGACCGCTAAGATTATAGAGATGACCATCAGATGTAGAACCAAAGATATTGCCTCTATGGATACGAGCATTATCTGCAGCAAAGTATCTAGTACCATCAGAGGTTAGAGATATAAAATCAAGTGTATGTGGAGCTGCTGTTAAGGTATACGTAGTAACAGTAGGTGTATCACCACTCATAGTGAGTTTCTTTAGGTCAGGTCCTTCAGTAAAGACAACTGCATCTACGTTATTAGTGGTATCTCTAGCACCAAATAAAGATAGGTTAGTTGCTGAAACAGTCCTAGCTCTGACTGTACTGTTTAGTAGAGTTGCCTGTCCTTTAGTCCATACATCCATACCTTTAGATTCTGTGTACTGGAAACGAAGTGACTCTTCATTAATAGGTTCAAAGAATTTAATACCAGCGCCAAGGTGGAATGAACTTTGTGAGCGTAGCCACCAACCAGTAAGTGTCTGCTCACCAGGCTCTCTAGTCTGGTCAATCTGTTGTTTACGATACTGCGCTGTTACTCTGCGATAAGGTGTTTCATCGGAGGCGTTAACAAAGAATGGTTGTCCAGCAATGGCTATGTCGTATGCGACACCAGTAGCTGAGTAGTTGGTAGAACCAGCAGGATTGGATAACGGTACCGGTATCCGTTCGGTGATGTCACTGCCATAAGCCATTGGTTCTCCTTAAAATAGGCATAAAAATAAGAGCCTTTTAACCTCGGTGCTCAGGAGGAATTGCTAATTAAAGAGCTTTGATCTCTTCTACAGTTAAACCTAATGCTGTTAACTTTGCCTCAGCATTTGCTTTTGCCTCTGCTGCTGCAGCATCTGCTGCATCTTTCTCTGCCTTAGCAATCTCTGCTGCTTGGCGATCAATCTCTAACTGCTCTAACTCTTGGTCATTCAAAGGCACCTCAGAGATGGCTCCAGTTGCACAGTTAATCTCAACCTTCATAGGTATTGTCATTCAGTTACTCCTTCTATTGCTGGTTTAACATCGTGGTCTGCATTAGTGCAATCCCACAAATAAGTATCAGGGTCAAGCGTTGCCTCATCGTGACAAGCTGGTGAATGGAATCCAGTTCCATCCCATAGGTATCCAATACCTGCATAGTTCTTATTTAAAGGTGTTCCACCTAGTAGGTGTTGATTACCTTGTGTGTTGTATGAAGTCTGTACCCAAGTTCCACCAAGGGTTTCTTCACACCATAATTTGGAGTGTGCAACAATTACTTGTGTTACCACACCATCTTCTATCTTTGCGTAATGTGCCATTTTTCTCCTTTAGACTGCGTATCTTACTATTACTATTCCTGAACCACCTGATTTAGATGAACCGCCATCTCCACCACCACCGCCACCAGTGTTTGGAGTTCCTGAACCTTGAAGTGGTGCGCCACCGCCTAATCCTCTAACTCCAGCGCTGTAACTTAATCCACCGCCAGCAAAATAATAATTACCTCCAGATAATTCACCAGTTGTAGTTGCAGAACCCATAGCGTTTATTAAAGATGATGTCGCTCCAATACCAGCATCAGCACCTGAACCTGCCGCACCTGCACCGCCTCCACCTGAACCTGCACCAACGCCAGTTTGATTTCCTCCTGCATTTCCTTGACCTGGAGTACCTGCACCACCTGTTGATGGTGTACTAACTCCACCACCACCACCACCAGAACCGCCAGCAGCGCCATTATATTGTCCAGAAGCATTACCGCCACCAGCGCCACCGCCAAGTGATGCAGTTAAAGCACCAAATTGAGAGTTACTTCCTTGAAATCCCCTGCCGTTAGATGCGGCGCATACTCCGCCAGCACCAACAGTGCAAGTGTAGTTAGTAGCAGAAGTTAGTGCTTGTGCTGTTAAAGCTTGTAAACCACCCGCTCCACCGCCTGAACCGTAGTTTTGTCCACCACCACCACCACCTGCTACAACTAATACATCAGCAGTTAGATTCTTAAGTGGAGTAAATGAACCTGAGTACTTGAAAGCGTGATACCAGAAAGAACCATCAGTAGTAATAACATCTCCACCGATAGCGGAAGGAGTTGTAGGGTTTTGAGTTGTAGTGCTATTAGAGATTCCGTATAGGGTAAACTCTGAGAACTCTACATAGTTTCCTGTATCGTTGGTTAGAGTAATTGAATTAATTGCTGCGGTATTAGACCAAAGCACTGCTACTAATGTGGCATAAGCCGTAGTTGCATTATTTTCAGTAACAGAGTCAACGCTTATGCTTTTATTATTACTTCCTGTGTAATTAGGAATATAAAATTCAGCATTGTTGAAAGTATTAGCAGTAGAACTAGCCGCAGCTATATCTCCTACATATTGCGTTGTTGTTCCTGAACTTGCAGAAGCACCATTACCTTGAATTAAGCGACCCGTAAAATTAGCACTACTACCATTAAATGAAATTGAATGGCTATTTCCTGGGCCAACATAAGTTCCTCTTACAGACACCACAACTTTGATATCAGTAAAGGTTTGAGGAATACTGGAGAAGGTTACGCTAGCTGCGCCACCTGCACCTATAGTTTGCTTAGCAATTAATTGCATTGTTGTTGGCATTTATATTCTCCTTAAGCCTTTAGGTAACGCACTATGACAATACCGCTACCGCCTGAACCAGTTGTGCCATCCCAAGCACCACCTCCACCACCGCCTGTATTTGTTAAACCATTTCCGCCTGTATTAGTACTGGTAGCACCTGCTGCTCCGCCACCTAAACCACCTGCACCTGGCACAGAAGTAGTTGCATCAGAGCGACCACCACCGCCGCCACCACCAGCGTAGTAATAAGTTCCACTAACATTTACACCAGTTCCAGTAGTAGAGCCAAAGTTTGCTAAAACAGGAAGTGTTGAACTGCTTAGTCCTGCACCACCTGCTCCTGAGTTTGAGTTACCGCCTGAGCCTCCACCGCCTCCGCCAGTCAATACAGCGTTAGCACCTACTGCTCCTGCACCACCACCGCCGCCTGAACCTGAACCATTAGGAACACCAGTACCACCAGCATTACCGTAACCAGTTGAACCGCCTGAACCAGTTTGTGTTGAAGTTCCACCAGCAATAAAAGCGGCATCAGCATATCCACCGCCACCACCTGAACCACCATTACTTGCAGAACCACCATAAGTACGACCATAACCACCACCATTAGCGGTAATAGTAGAAAACCCTGAACCAGCAATAGATGAGTTACTGCCAACATTTGAAGGGTCTGTAAAAACAGATACACCAGCACCGCCAGCACCAACTGTAATTGTGTAAGGAGTTGTGGTTAAAGAACTTGATGATTTATAGCAAAGTCCACCAGCACCACCACCTCCACCTACTCTAGTTCCACCAGCACCTCCGCCAGCAACTACCAAGATGTCAGCAGTTAAAGATTGTTGTGGAGTAAAAGTACCTGATGCACCAAAAGTGTGATAGAAGTATGTGTTGTCGTAGGTGATAACTCCACCAGTTGCTTTAGGTGCTTCAATCTGAGCATTGGCTATGCCGTAAAGAGTAAAGGTTGTTCCTGAATTAAAAGTTTGTCCATTGAGATTAGTTATAGTTAATGAAGTTATAGCAGCGGTATTTCTCCACAAACCTACATCTGCAACTAAAAGATTAGATGCCATACCACCACGACCTAATGAAGTTTTATATGTGGTTGTGTTTGCATAATTAAAAATTTGTAAGATTTGCGTTCCTTGTGTTATGCTGCTAGACATCCAACCAAAACAGGCAATTTGATTATTGGTGACCCTATTACTGCTAGCACTGCTACCATTTCCTGAAAGTCTTGTATAAGAATAATTTGAACCAGTATCGCCATTTGCTTGCCAACCTAAATCAAGAGAGCCATTAGAACCTCCAGCCATAACCATAATTAAATCTGTGTATGTTGAAGGTATTGAACTAAAAGTATAACTTCCTGCAGCGCTGCCAAGTGTGTGAGTCGCTATTGGTTCATAAGTTGTAGTTGCCATTGTTATCCTCTGATTCCGTAAACGCTAAATTGTGTGTGTTGAGAAAAAGATGAGCCAGCAATAGGGTAAAAAGTTAATGAGGTTACTGCGTTTGTATTTCTCCAACTACCCGAAGTTAAAATAACTTCACCGCCTGCGCCACCTACTGTACCATTAACATCATTTCCACCAAGATTCCTAACTGTTTTAAATTTACTGGTGCTTGCATAATCCAATATATCAACAATTTGAGTTCCAAAAAATCCTGAACCTGCAGTTGATGTTCCTGTTGCACCTGTTCTAATTTCAGTTGTTGAAGCTGCACCACCTGAACCTGCTGAACTGCCATCGCCATTTAATATATGCCAAGAGTAGTTTGCTCCTGTATCATTATTTAGTTGTAGTCCAACTAAATCCCGCCCAAAAGTACCTCGGTTAGTTTGTGTAATTGCTCTAATTTGTAGATGTTGATATTGCCCGCCAGTAGGGAGTCCAGCAAAGGTAATACTAGATACTCCACCGCTAGGAACGGTATAGGAAGCCAAGGCATCGTAAGAACCTGTTGGTGCAAATGCCCTTGAGTTAAAAGATGAAGCCCAGATACCTAATACGGGTGCCATTAAGCCAAGTCCCCAATCACTAAGAAGGTATTGCTAGCTGTGCAAACGATAGTTCCTGCTGCATATTGTGCTCTTAATTTAGGAGCTGAAGCAGTAGCACCAGTAGAGGTAATAGTTACTCCTGCACCTTGTGCCAAGGTAACTTGTCCTGCACCTAGTTGAGCAATATTAATCTGTTGCCCTGCAGTAAATACTGAAGGCGGAACAGTTAAGGTAATTGCTCCTGCGTTAGATAAAGTAACTAACTTGTTCTCAGCATCTGCTGCTACCAAGGTATAGGTAGTACCAGTCTGCGTATTAAAGTTTAATTGTGCTGAAGCGGATACGGTACCGCCTGTAATTCCTACGGCCATCAGTTGCCTTCCGATCCGAACGCACTAAATGATGACGTTCCAGTAGTTGAGTAGACTGTAATAACATCTGTGTTAGCCAAGGTAACTCCACCAGTAAAGGTAAAGATTGCTCCAGGTGGAACCTGAACTCCAAAGGTTATGTAGTGCTCATTAGCAAGAGTTGCTCCTGCTGGTCTAACAGCAATGCGGATAATATCTGCAGCACCACCTGTATTGGCTACGTTAATAGTAGATACGATAGTTGCATTAGTTGCTGTGTACAGCGTAGTTGCTGTAGTAGCACTAGGTGCTGACTGAGCTAGTACTTTATAGGTAGGCATTAGGCTAGATCCCCGATCACTGTGAAGGTGTTAGTTCCAGTACAAACAATTGTCGCTGCACTAAACTGTGCTCGTAGGTTAGGAGTACCTGAGGTAGCACCAGTTGAGGTTAAGGTAGTAGTTCCATCATTGCGGATCTGAACTAATCCTGTTCCAATACCTTGAACGTTAATCTGTTGTCCTGCTGTAAAGACTCCATTAGGTACTGTAAAGGTTGTAGTACTAGCACTAGACATAGTTAATAACTTATTAACATCTCCCGCTACTAATGAGTAGTTAGCAGTCTTAGCATTAATAACTAGATCAGGTGTTGCTGGAGTAGCCCACTTGATTCCATTAGTAAGTGCTGAGTCTGCAGTTAATACTTGACCATTACTTCCAACACCTTGACGAGCAATAGTCGCTGATGCTGTGGCAACTAGTAAGTCACCTTTTGCTGTAACAACTGTTTCTGGTAGCGCTGCATCTGCAGTAGCCACACCAGTTGTATAGAATGTTAAGTCATCTGAAGTCACAACGTGACGTGCTGTTGCACCGCCTGAGTGTGATATAGCAGATGATCCAGCACGACCTCTTACTATCGTAAAGGTATCGCTAGATACTGCAGTGATAAAAACAATCTCTTCGTTTTGTGTATCGGGATCAAGAGCAACTGTGAACTGGTCTACGTTACCGGCGGCTAATGTTACGCCACCCAATAAAGCAGAGCCAGCACCAGTAGCTACAGTCATAGATGTAGCGCTGTTTGATATACCGGATGCCAGCGTTGTTTCAACGCTGATGGAGCTATATTTACGGGTCATTAACCTTCCTTACCGAGTGTAGTGTAAACGAATTGGGTATCTGTCTTTCAGCTTTAGTGCCTCTTCGTTTAATCTCTGTTGGTACAGAGCGAAGATATAACGAGAAGAAGCAACGCCAGCGTTAGATGGAATTTTGCTATCAGCGTTATCAGCTTCAGCAGATGAAAGATTGATACGACCTGAATCTAAGAATGATAGTAATTTGTATGAAGCACCTAGAGTTACTACATCCTGAGATGATTGTGGTAATCCAGTAACATCTGCAAAGTCATCACTGTTAGCATCTAAAGTATTAGGAACTGTGGTGTACCAAACTTGAACTGTTCTACCAGGTTGGATATTCTCATAAAGGCTTACTGTGTTAGTTGTATTAAAGGTTGCAGCATTAGCCATACCATCTGCTCTCCAACGATTAATTGGTAGCCACTCTTGGCTTGATCCAGTAGTCTGCCAAGATAGATACAGGATTGATTCTAGATCATCTGGTAATGGGTATGTAGTTTGTGAAGCATTAAAGGTAAAAGTAAATGATGAGATAGCCCAGAGATTAGGAAATAGCCCATTGATAGTATCGTTGATAGCCTTCTTAATAGCAGACCTTGGGAATGTTGGAGCCAAAGTTATCTGTGCATATTGAGCGTGTGGTGCAGGTGTTGTTCCCTGATAGCCACGACCAAAGCCTGGGATTACGTTAAGTACGCTATCTGCTTTATCAAAGGAGTCAATCCAGATAAGTTCATCATCAATTTCAATAACACCTTTAGCAAGATTAGAAGATGAACCGATAGTGATCTCAGTACTAGTAGTAGTTAGTCCTGCTGGATTAGCTACATAACTAATGCGATCTTGACGAAGGGTGTAACCTTGCAGGTTAGACCTGATCTCATCAACCATTTCATTTAGCGTGCTCATTTTCCTTCTCTCTGTAGTACTCTAAATTGCTTTGTAATCTTTCATCTTTAGGACTTAACTTAACTGCCATCTTGCCGTGCTTTACTGCTGACTTCCAATCACCTAACTGCCAAGCTGATATGGCGCATAAGTCATCAGCCATATGTCCCCAAGCCCAAGATTCTGACAAGAAATCTGTCATCTTCTCAGTAATACTTTTTGCTTTAGTAGCAGTTTCAAAACACTCTGGCCATCTTGCTTGCTGGTAGTAATAGTTAGCCAGTGCTAAGACTGCTTCTCTACTGGAGTATTCCTCTATAGATTGCTTTAGATGTTTCTCAGAATTATCAGGATCACACTTGGACATAATCCGAAGTGCATAAGATCTCTCTGCTTTAAATGCGGAGAACTCTAGATACTTCTTTAAAGTTTGTAGTGCATCGTAATATCTTTTACGATAGTGATACTCTCTACCTAAGTAATAAAGGTTACGACTACTATTAGGATCTTCTTCCACTGCCATCTCTAGCATCTCTAAGTATTGTTCTCTAGACTTAGAATCATCTGGGAAGTGATGAATTGTTAGGCCAACCTTTGCCCTTGTTTCAGGGATCTTATAAGGACAGACTGCCTCGTGTATTGGATACTTCCATCTATAACCCTTACGGGCGTGGACTTTAGTACCGTCAAAACTTATTGATGGAGTTCCATCTTCATTCCAACCATAGACGTACTCGTGTATTGGTCTAGTAATATTAAACTTTAAAGCCTCTGGTAGATCCTTCTTCC